CATTGACGTTGAAGAGGTGAGAGGTTCGAATCCTCTATTGCCCACCAGATACGACGATTGTATAACTCTTTATCAGTTACTGATGAAGAGTTTTTTTTAATGTCGTAAAGGAGTATAGAAAATGACAATCGCAAACTCAGATAACATCAGATCTCATATCTCTCGTGTGTATGTGGAAGAACGTACCTCAAAAGAGAATAAGCCTTATAGTGTATTGAATATTGAATGGGTTATGCCTAATGAGAAGACGTATAAACAGACTGTCTTTCTCTCTGCTGAGCAGTTGGCTCTTATAGAGTCATCAGTTGCTAAGGAGGCTCTGCTTTAACTGTAGGGCTTTATGTTTTTGGTGCTTGCACTTAGAAAGCAAGTTAAATGTCAATGTAGACGCAGCCAGAGTGCCATTGTAGCGGGCTGGTACTCAAGTGTTATATTGAATAATTAAAAGCTACAAGAAAGGATTAAAGCAAGTTATGAAGCTTATTGAAGCAGCTGACGCTACTAGCATCATTACGACAGTTATCGGGTACTTTACTCAAAACTGGCCTGCTCTTGCGATTTTAATCGGCTTTGGCGTTGGTCTGAAGTTGTTCCGCAGCTTTGGCAATCGTGGCCTTAAAGGTCGTTTCTAGTAGTTCGCGGGATGTACGACTCCCACCACACGTATATCCCGCACCTTGCTTATTAAACATATGAAGACTATAGAGATTGTACAATTAATAACTCAGACTCTATCTGCTAACTTCTCTTCTCTTTTGGCGATCGTCGCTGTTGGTGCTGGAGTAAAGATAGTCTTGGATATTGTTTTTAAATCTCTTTATTCAGTTACTAATTCTAGATAGGAGTTCCTTATGTCATCAATGGAGTTACAAACAATTTTGGATAAGTTTCTTGTAAAGTTTTTTGTCATTCTGTTTTCTGCTTTTATTTGTTGGTACCTTATACGACGAATTAGCTATTCTGGAGGTGATAAGTAATGCACTCTAGTGATATTGTTGTTCTGATCTGTAATCTTATTGTTCTTTTTGCTTTAGGCTTTTGTTTTTATTCTATCTACGCTAATTTGTTTGTTACTGTGCTTTTTGCTGCTATTTGTTGGTCTTTGATGAGAATAATTAATTATTATGTAGGTGTTAGATAAATGAGTTCTAGTGATATTGTCAGTCTAATTTATAACGCTATTACTCTTTTTGCGTTGGGGTTCTGCGTTTATTTTCTTTACACTGATGTTTTTAAGAATAGGAATAATAAAAAATGATGATGTTATTTGCTCTATTCTCCATTTTTTTATTGGTTATAGTTGTTTTTTCGATTGATGAAGAAAAAGAATATCAGACTTATCTAAGGAAGAATCTTGAAGATGAAAATAAATAAGAGGGTTTTTTGTGTTTTGTCTTCTCTTCTGATTTTTGGATATTTTGTTTTATTTCCTTTTAATTCAGTTTTTGCTCAGGATTCTACTCCTCAGATTCCTGATTTTCGTATTACTAAGAAACTATTGTTACAGTATGACAAGTCTTCTGTTGATGTGAGTACTCTCTATTATTCATATTTCTTCAATAGAAAAGATGTCGAGTGGCCTTATTCCTGTAGTCGCTTTATTTCTCGAGCTGACGCTGAGAAGTCTTATAAGAAAGCTGTTTACGAGGGAGGTGATTGGATCATAACTAATGGCTATTATCGAGGTAATGGTCGTGATGAGCGTGTTGTTCGTCTTTATTGGACTGAGTCCAAAGCTCCGAAACAGATTCTTCATTATAATGAATATTACGGATATTATTTTTCTGCGAAGGGCTTTAAGCAATTGATTTTGACTATGCCTTCTTCTGATCATTTTAGGGTTGTTTGTGATTCTTCTTTAGTTGGTAGCGACACCCCTTTAACGCTTTCGCATTCTCAAGCTTCTGGTTCTGTCGAGACTTATCTCTCTACTCCTGATTATGAACTAAGCTCTATTCTTAAGGATCGTAATATCAAAATTCCTAAGTCTCTTCAAGATGAGATCTTACCTGATTTTGAATATGATGTTGTTGATAAGAAAATTTCAATAAAACATTTGAAAGATCGTGATCGAATAACTCTTGATGCTTTTTCTTATTATACTAAGGGTGGTTGGCGTTTGGTGGATAATACTTATCAGTTACTTTTTACTATTCAAAAACGTCGCGGTGGTGATGTTGCTGATCAAAGAGTTATTAATGCTGGCGATTCTTTTTCTGTCGATTTACCTAGTTATGATGAATATGTTGTAGTTGCAAGCTATTCCGCTAAGGCTTGTTATTCTTATGGTGAAGGCTCTGCTACTCCTGATTATTGTATAAATGCTCTTCCTGATGATACTGAATATATAAAATATAAGGAACGTTATATGTATATTAATGTTGACGGTCGAAGACATTCTGGCTCTACTGTCGATTCTGTCTGTCTTGAGGGTTTTTGTGAGGAGAAGCGAGAGAAGCCGAAATATGAAGACTGTTCTCAGTATGACTATAATTTTAATGGATTAAAAATACCTTCTTTCGGATCTATTGCTTGTGCTATTCGTAATTCTTTTGTTTGGTTTTTTACAGATTTTATTTTTAGTATAATTTTTCCAAAAATTGAAGATCTTCAATCTCTATGGAATGATTTATTGAATACTATTATTGATCGATTAGGTTTTTTGGCCTTGCCGTTTACATTTATAAAAGGAGTCTTTACTACGGTTGAAGCTATGAACTCTAATAATAGTACTTGTGCTGTTTCGCTTACTATTTTTGGTTCTACTGCTAATCTTGAGATGTGTAAATGGCGATATCAATTACCTGCCGTTTGGTCATTTATGCAGATATTTCTTCAGGGTGGTATAGCTATTGGTTTTTTGTGGACTTGTTATAGGTTGGCTAATCGGTTCTTTGGTATTTATGTTGAGGATTACGAAGAGGAAGATCACGAAACTCAGTCTGTGCGTTGGCTTGATGAACGTACTGGAGAACACGGTGATTGGGAGGAGAGAAGGAAGGATTAGTTTATGATAGTGATGTTTATTTTATCGTTTATAGTCGTTGTCCTTAAGTTTATTCTATCTCTTATTCTTATTCCCGCTGCTCCATTAGTTTTTCTTAATGCGATTAATAATGTTGTTCCTTATTTTGCTTTTCCTATAGTCGTTCTTAGAAATTATATAGGTGATACGTTCTTCGCTACAATGCTCGTTATGATTGTTACTAGTATTACTGTGTTTATAGCAATACGTCCTGTTCTTTGGTTCTATAACAAAGTGAGGGGTCATTAATGCCTAATATTTTACCATTTGTTTCTAAGTCTTTATCTTTCGATAAAGAAGCTATTAGAGAAAATAAACGCAATCTTAAGGATCCGGATTACTTTCGTCCCTCAGGTATTCAGACTTTTTTCGGTGAACAAGGTGACGGTAAGACTATAACTCTAATTCATTTTTATAAGAAAATTGTAAAACGCTATCCGAAAGCTATTGTTGTTTCTAACATCATATTAAAAGATCGTACCGCTCTCAGATTCGACGGATCTTTAGATAAATTGAAGTCTATTCTCTCTCGTGAGATCGATACTGTTTCTAGCTATATCTATTATTCTTCTTTAGAAGAATATGCTCTTGTCAATCAATGCGTCCGCAACGGTAAATACGGTGTGATAGTTATTACTGATGAATATCAAAATTATTTTTCTAATCAGGACTCTCGCAACGTTCCGCCTTGGGTAATTCATCAGGCCGCTCAGAACCGTAAACAGAAACGGATCCACCTCGTTACTTCTCAAGATTATGATCAATTGGTTAAGGCTGTACGTCGTCGCTCGGATATTGCCTTCAAATGCAAGTCTTTCGCTCTTCCGTTCGGTTTGTCTGCTGGCCCTATTTTTACGGTCTACTGGGCGTTTATCGCTAAGAAGCTGGAATTTGATAATAATGGCAAGCGTGTTGACGGATCGCGTCCTCTTAAAATGGGATTCTTCTTCCAGTCGCAAGCTTTGCGCGATTCATACGATACTAATCAGGTCGTCTTTACTGGCTCTCAGGCTGACGGCGTCTATCTCGCCTCGCAACCTACTGTCACGATAAAGAAACTTGCTGTTCCCCTTAGAAGGAGAAAGGGGGTGTTTTCCAGGTAGAAGCGACTCTCTGATCGGCGCGAAAAGTTACGCTTTTCGCGTTCGGGCGGTGTCTATAGGTTCCCGCTCGTAGGGCTACTTGATAACCCAACACTTAACAAGCGTTTATAGAGGTAAACAACACGTAAAAAATAACATATTGGGGGTATGTTTAATGAATCAATCTTTAACTGTAATTGAACACATTACAAAGGAATACCCTAATAATATGTATAAAGTCACTATTTTTAACAATCCCTTAGTTATTCCACGACCCAGATTGGGTCATAAGCCTAACAGAAATTCGGAGAAGCCATCAGATAAAGCTATTGAAGAGTCACTTCGTCGTACTCGTACTACTATTTTCGATTATGCTTTATCTAATAATTTTTCATATTTTGTTACTTTTACTTTCAATCCTAAGAAGGTCGATAGGTACTCTATAGAATCTACGTCTAATATTATGAAGTACTGGCTCAATCGTCAGAAGAAGCACTCTCCTAATTTTGCATACGTGATTGTTCCCGAATTCCATAAAGACGGTGCTATCCATTTTCACGCTTTGATTCGTGATTATAATGCTGAATTAAAATCTACTAATGTTTTTCAGAATGGTAAACGCGTCTATAATCTTACAGGTTTTACTGCTGGCTTTACTAACGCTCAGAAGCTTGACGATGATCAAACTAAGGCTGCAGCGTATCTTACTAAGTATATTACTAAGGATATGATCAATCGATTCAATAAACGTCGCTACTGGGCTTCTAAGAATCTATACAAACCTGTAAAGCGTTATGAATCATTATCTGAATTAGGGTTGGATCCGTATATTTTTGATGACAATTTAGTCTTCTCTTCTGATAAGTATGATATATCTGTTTATCAGTTTAAACGTGATTCAGCTATTGATTCTATTTATGATCTATTGATCGATAGAGATGTACCTACTTCGTCATCTGTTATTCCTGTTAGCGTCAGACTTCGTCAAGCATCATTACCTACAATATTCAAACAGACCCGCCCTCTTCCGTCTTAATTTTTTGTTTTTAGATAGTCTTCTATAATTTTCTTTATCTCTACAGTTTTATTGTAAATTCCTACTGTACAGAATGAAGCTATCATCATAATTATCATACATAAGAATACGATAAATATTACTATTATAGTTTCTAGCGGTAATTGTGTTAGATCCATTTTTTTCCTTTTTTATTTAGTTTTATCTATAGGTGCATTATATAACATAAATTGGAGGGTAGAAAGTGATTCTTTATGAAAATATCTGAAGCCTTTAAGCTTTATATTTGCGATTATGTATTAAGGGCTGGCAAGTCTATTAATACTGAATCTAGTTATTTAAATATCAGTAAGTCCTTGATCTCATTCTTTGGGGATGTGGATATTGAAAGTTTGTCTTTTTCGGATTTTAGAGATTGGCACAACTTTGTTTCATCTCGATGGAGATCTAATACCGTTCGTAATGCTATCTCTTGCATTCGTATGGTTTTAAAGATGGCCGCAAGAAAAGGATTTGATGTTATAGATTATGAAGAATTAGTTGTTCCTAAGCGTGAGAAGTATATTATTCAATACTTATTACCAGAGGAGATTGAGGATTTTATTTCTGTTGCCTCTCGTCAATGTAGAGGATATGGATCCATGAATCGATTGCGCAACATTGCAATATTGCGTTTGTTGGCCGCATCGGGTATTCGTGTTTCTGAATTAGTATCCTTGAATCGCAATAGTATTCGTCATCGGAAATTTACGGTCATTGGAAAGAGTAAGAATCCTCGTGTTGTTTTTATTGATGAAGCCACTGAAGATGCTATAAATAATTATTTAGCTTGTCGTACTGATGACAACTCTGCCCTCTTTATTTCTCATCAAGGCGATCGATCTCGTCTTACTACTGGCGGTGTTCGTCGTATATTTGAATCTATTTGCGATAATTCAGACTTTATTAACGTAACCCCTCATACTATTCGCCATTCGTTTGCTACAATGCTTTTAGATAAAGGTATTGAATTATGCTATATTTCGGATCTACTGGGCCATCAGAGTTTGGATACGACGCGTATTTATACACACTATACGAATACAAAATTACAACATATTTATGATTCAGTTATGACTTAAATATGTTATTATATATGTAGTTAGTAACTTTTACAGAGTATTCCATTGACGTTGAAGAGGTGAGAGGTTCGAATCCTCTATTGCCCACCAGAT